AACGAGATGCCAAACCGTAGCCAAACACCGTATCAATTTAAATACACTATGATGCGTCATTGCCTATTAAATGGTAACGCTTATGCGGTGATTGAATGGAACAGCAAAGGCGAACCAATCAGCCTTACCCCGTATCAACCAAGTGCGGTCAATATCTATCGCAAAGTTGGCGGCGAGTATATCTATCAAATTACCGATTTAGACGGCAATACCAAAAACTATCTTCAAGATGAAATCCTACATTTACGCCATTCTTCTCTTGATGGCTTCATGGGGCGTTCGCCAATTACGATTTGCCGTGAAACCGTGGGCTTAGGCATTGCTCAACAGAAACACGGATCGGCAATGATGAAAAATGGCTTAATGGCAAGTGGACTAATTACTACCGCCGAATGGTTGGACGAAGCCAAAGCACAAAAAGCCGTAAAAGCCCTTGAACGTTACAAGGGGGCAAAGAACGCAGGGAAAACACCAATCCTTGAAGGCTCAATGGAATATAAACAGTTAGGCATGACAAACCAAGACGCGGAATGGTTAGCAAGCCGTACGTTCACAATTTCCGATATTGCCAGAATCTACAACATTAGCCCGATTTTCCTTCAAGACTATTCCAATAGCAGTTATTCAAACTTTAGTGAAGCCAGTCGAGCCTTTTTATCGCAAACCTTGCGCCCTTGGCTAACCAATTTTGAACAACAGCTAAAAGATGCCTTGATGATTGATTTAGGTAGTAACAGCAAGAAACGTTACTTAATCGAATTTGATACAAGCGACTTATTGCGCACAAGTCAAAGCGAGCGTTTCAAGAGTTACGATGTGGCGATTAAAGCCGGTGTAATGTGCCCGAATGAAGTTCGCCGCCGTGAAGGTTTACCGCCTTATGATGGTGGAGAAGAATTCAGTCAAGCATGGAAACAAACCGTGGAAGTAAAACGCGGTGATGAACAAGAGCCGGGGGTAAGCGATGGCAATCATGATTAAGGCCGGAAAGTATAACAAGGTGATTACCTTACAAAAACGAGATTATGACAAAGAGCGAAAAAATAACACCTACGGAGCATTAAGACCGATTTGGAAGAATGTAGCCACCGTGCGCGCCAGTGTAGAACCGTTACAAGGGCGAGAATATTTTAGTGGCCCGTTTCAAATAGGGGAAAACATTGTAAGAATCCGCATTCGTTATCTTGAAGGCATCACTCGAAAAATGCGTATTAGATACGGAAACCGCCTATTTGATATTTATTCGGTCATTGACAGTATGGAATCGCACAGAGAATTACAACTAATGTGTAAAGAGGGAGAGGCCTATAAAAGCGGAGATGATGATGCTAGATATTAATTTAACAATTGATGAAATCAAAGCGCACTTAAATCTCGATCATGATTTAGATGATGAGTTACTGGAAGCCTATAAGGTGGCCACATTGGAAGTATGCCAACAACATATTGGCAAAACCTTTGGGGAAGAAGAAACGGAAAAGACCATACCTTTTACCTCGGCAATTAAGATTGGTTGCTTAATGTATATCGCCTATCTCTACACGAACCGCGAAGCAGTCACAGACTTAGCCAACCTTAAACCGGCACCTATGACGATTTCCGCATTGTGGGAAGTGTATAGAGAACCGTGCGCTTACTAAGGATTTAGTAACCGATGCCATACCAACCATTAAGACGTTGTAGCTATCCTGGATGTAAAAACAAAGTAAAGTCCGGTAGATGCGAGGAGCACAAGCCCAAGGACAACCGCCCAAACAGTAGCGTACGAGGTTACGACCACAAGTGGAGCAAATACCGCGAGCAATACTTAAAGCATCATCCCCTTTGTGTGATGTGCTTAGAGCAAGGCAAATATACTCCGGCAACAGTGATAGACCATATCAAGCCGGTAGAGAACGGGCAAGCCGATCCGTTGTTTTGGGTAGCAAGCAATCATCAGCCTTTATGTCGTGATTGTCACAGCTATAAAACACGAGTGATAGACCAACGCGGATTTGGTGCGAAGAAGATTGATTAGACCGGGTGGGGGCAATTTCAAAAAGAAAGTGGCAATCCTTCGGAACCGCCCGCCCCCTCAAATTTTTACGCAAAGTGATTTTTTAGAAAATAAGGAAAGTGGATGAGTAAGCGAAAAAGTTATAAGACACCTGATTTCTTGGATGATATTGCTAAAAGCCAATGGAAAGCACGCATTAAACAACTTTCAGAGCGTGGCGATATTAAGCCGGAAGATTTAACAAACCTTGAAATTTATTGCGAAAACTACGCAATTTGGCGTCATTCCGTGGCAGATTTATCGAAAAATGGCTTCATTATCGTAAATAGCCAAGGTACGCAATCAAGAAACCCGGCATTGTCCGCGAAAGCAGATGCCGAAAAAGTCATGATCAAGATGTCTTCCCTCTTAGGCTTCGATCCGGTAAGTCGCCGTAAAAATCCAGTAGAAACGGACGTTACTGATATGTTGGATGAAATCCTCACAATGTAGGCGAAAATGGAAATCTGGCACGAATACGCGAAGAAAGTTCAAACAGGTGAAATAGTGGCTTGTCGTAAGATAAAACAAGCCGTAGCGCGTTATTTTGATGATTTAGCGAACCCCGCTTATTTCTTTGATGAAAGTGCGGTAAATAAATTCTTGGCTTTCTCCCGCCTATGCCCGCACGTTAAGGGGCATTTACGCGGGCAACCAATCGAGCTTTCAGACTGGCAGACGTTTCTATTCGCCAATTTGTTAGGCTTTAAGCGCACTGATACCGGCTTGAGAAAATATCGTTCCGCTTATATCCAAGTAGCGCGGAAAAATGCCAAGTCCACCGTAGCCGCCGTGTTGGCTAATTGGTTCCTACTGATGGAATCGGGCCAACAAGATATTTACACGGCAGCAGTAAGCCGAGACCAAGCCCGCATTGTGTTTGATGATGCGCGCCAAATGTGCCTACTCTCTCCCCTTTTGCGCAAACGGCTCAATATTCAGCAGCATAAACTGATTAATCCGAAATCAAATAGCTTAATGCGCCCGTTAGCGGCTAAATCCTCAACCATTGAGGGAACTAACCCAAGCCTCGCCATTGTGGACGAATATCACTTACACACCGATAACAGTGTTTACAGTGCATTAGAACTAGGGCAAGGCGCACGCCCGGAAGGTTTACTGTTTGCCATTACCACAGCGGGAAGTAACGTTATTTCCGCTTGTAAACAACATTATGATTACTGCGCACAAATACTGGAAGGCAACGAACAAAACGACAGCCTATTTGTGCTGATTTTTGAATTAGACGAAGAAAGCGAAATTGATAATCCGGAAAACTGGATAAAAGCCAATCCGAATATTGGTAAATCCATTCCTTACCTTGATTTTGAAAACACGATCAAGAAAGCCCGTGGGATTCCTTCCGAGTGGGTGGAAATGCTCACAAAGCGTTTTAATGTTTGGTGCCAAGGTACGACACCATGGCTAGGCGAAGGCAATTGGGCGCAGTGCGCACGAGATTACACGGAAAGCGACTTACTTCACCAAGATTGCTATTTGGGCTTGGATTTATCTAGCACCAACGACTTAACAAGCCTTTGTTACACCTTCCCACAAGGGAAAAAAGTGCGGTTGATTACCCGGCACTATATTCCTGAATTTCAGCTTAACAACGTGGCAAATAAGAATCGGGCCATCTATCGAAATTGGGTGCGTTCCGGTTGGCTTATTGCCACAGAGGGCGACTGTATCGACTATGACAAAATCCGCGATGATATTCTCAAAGATGCGGAAAACTTCAATATCAAAATGATTGGCTTTGATGTTTGGAACGCCACGCATTTAAGAACGCAATTACAGGCGGCAGGCTTGGAAGTAGAACCATTCCCGCAAACCTATCAACGATTTAGCCCTGTGGCGAAAAGTGCGAAAGTGTTGATTAATCGCCAAGTGATAGAACATCACGGCGATCCGGTGCTTTCTTGGGCATTATCCAATGTCGTCATGGAAACCGATGCTAACGCCAACATAAAGCCAAACAAGAAGAAGGCCGCAAACAAAATCGATCCGGCAGTGGCTTTCTTGATGTCATTCGGTACTTATCAACTTGAATATGGTGATCTGATTTTTGAGTTATCGGAAGAACACAAACAGGCATTGGAACAATTTAATGGTATTGATTTATGAGATGTAAACAGGCAAAACAAAACTTACTTCTTTCAGCGGTGAATCATTATAAAAAATCGACCGCACTTTTTACCTTTGTCAGCCTTTACGATGATGAAGAACCCTATCCAATAAGTGAAGTTATTCACGCATTAAAATGTAAATGTAATGCGGCCAAGCGAGAAATAGACAGCCGACCAAACAGCCCAAATATGGACGCGTTAGAAACGATTTACTTTATTGCCAAGAAACAGCTTGATGCCATGCTAAAACAACAGAACAGAATCAATAAGGGGGTACTATGAGCATGAAAATCATAGGATTAAAAGAAACGTTAGATATGCTAACCAAAACAAAGAACACATTCACTAAAGAGCTAAAAGCCCCAATGCGCCGGGCGTTAAATGCCGGAGCAAGAGAGTTAAAAAGTACAGTAAAGCCACTGGTTCCACAATTAAGTTCTAGCACAAATTTCCGACAAAAAGGAACGATTAAAAATAATATTCGTCATAAAACAGTTATAGCCAAAGATGGTTTAAGCGGCTATTCCGTGGTTAAAGTGATGAGACCCAAGGGCCAAAGAATGGCTAAAATTGGCGAAAATACGCGAGACAAGCGCGATCCGTTCTATTGGTGGATGGTTGAATTTGGCACTAAAAAAATGGAAGGTCGTCATTATATGGAAAAAGGCGGACAACAAGGAATCGCAAGAGCGTTAAAAGTTGCTGAAGATACATTTATTGAAGAATTAAAGAAAATAAGTAAGTAAGAAAAAGCCCGATATGATGAAATACCGGGCTTTTTATAACACGAAAACATTGCATTAACTTTACTTGGATTGCGAGGAATTGCAATACTTCAAGTTTATATTCTTGGCAGAAAATTCCTAAAAGAATAATCTGCCAAGCGTTTATCAAGGACTTTGAAAATATGCCTAAAGCAACCTTGACGAAGTTATTATACTATTAATATAACAATAATAAAATATCCGTAGCCCAACGTAGCCAATTGATGTTAAAATAGTTCTCATAACTTACTTAATCGTTGATAACAAAATGAATATTATTTTATGGATTTTAATTGGTATATTTAGCGTTACAGTGATTGTTTTCACAGCCGGATATTACTCAATGCCGATTTTCATTATTTTTATTGGCGGGCTTATTTGGGAAAATAGACGGGAGAAAAAACGCCTAAAGGAAATGGAAGAATTAATCCGTAAAGAATATGGAATAAAATAATCAATATTACCAAATAAAGCGCACCTAGGCTGATCCCCGAAAGCAAGAAACCTTATCTTGTTGGTGCGTTCCTATCAATAAGGATAAATGCGAAAGGGGCGTTTATGAAAAAAAACAATATTCCAGAATGGTTTAGTTTAAATGATTACGAGAATCTAAAATATATGAATCGTAACCAATGGAGACTAGTTTGGTTAGATAGGCTTAATGCTTATAGATATTTGAAGGAAAGAAAAAACATTTCTTCCATTAACAAAAAACTCATATCGGAACTCCCATTAAAAATTAAAGAAAATATATTTAGGGATGATTTAATATCCTATAAAGACACAATATGTGAATTTGATGAGAATTTCATATTTTTCACATATCAAATTGCTAAAATTTGGGGGAATAATCAGTTCATAAAAGTTTTGGATGATGTCGGACACTATGTAGAAGAATCTAAAATAAAAAAAGAAGAAATAGATGATATTTTGGATGATGTTTCTATTTCTGATTATCAAGAATTAAATCTAGACAATACGGAAATGTTAAAAAGAATTAATAGTAATTTTGGTCTTATTGTCTCAATCGATACTAATTTTTCGGATGAAGTCATTCTTAAGCGTTTTAAAGAAGTATTATCATCATATCGAAAAGAACGAGAAGAAAACGGAAAAATCATATCAGAAAATGAAATAAAAAGTTTGATTGGGTATAAAGTCATACCTTACATTGATTTGACTCTTTGGGGGATGATGACCGGCAAAAAAATCAGAGATCAAGAGATAGCTGATGCTCTATTTCCTGATGAATATGATATCTCAAGAATCGATACTGTCAGACAAACAGTAAAAAAGAAAGCTTTAGCACTACTTTCGAATTCTTCACCTAAATTCATATAAAAATTTAAGCGTAAAATTACTAATAGTATTTTGCGCTTTTTTTGTATTAGTAATTTCAAAATAAAATTTCTTACTTATAAATTTTCTTCTTATTTCTTACTCTCGAAAGTAATTCAAAATAGCATTTAAATACCTATCGTTCGAACAACTCAACGGAATGGGACGCTATTCCACAGTGTTAAACAAACGATAGGGATTTTCTTATGAATCAAACTCAAAATTTAAACCCTCAACAAAAATTAATCTCTGGTGAAACCGCTTGCCGTATTGTTGGCTTTGGCCGCACCAAACTCAATGAGCTTGTAAAAGCTAAAAAATTCCCGCAACCGATCCGCTTTTCACAAAACTTTGTCCGTTGGGATTTGGAAGAAGTGAATGCGTGGATTGAAGAACAAAAAGCCGCACGCTCTTAAGGTGGTGAAAATATGACACGACTTTTAACCATTGCAGCGGCTTTAATCAAAAATCCACATTTAGGCATCAGTGAAAAGGAATCTTACTTTAAGGCGCATTTTCTGAATGCACGTAATGAAGTAAGCGAAATTGAGCGAACTCTTAGCATTGAACTAAACCGAGTACGCGAAATTTCCGAAGCTGATCGACGCTATACCCGATACACCGTAAAAGATGGCGATCAGATACGTAAAATCGCCAACCTTTACAACGAAAAACTACGTTACCAGCAAGAAAAACGGAATCGTTGTTTAGATATACCATTTTTCACTGAAGGCAATATTCAACATTCAATTAATTTATTAGGAGGTATCCAATGAATCTTCAGGAAAAATTTGAGCAGGAATATAAAACCGCTCCATTGACTATAACACAGAAATTAGTTTATCCGCATTTCGTCATAAATTACTCAGAAGAATTTGATTTGTTTTATTCAATATTTAACTTAGATAAAAACAATACATTTTGTGATGAGGTTGGCACGGAATTACTAGATGCTTTGCTATCCGGTATAGCACTTAAACAAAGTACTTGCGAAGTTCCGCTATTAGTGACCAAGCAAGATTTAGATTTGATTTATTCACTGGGAATCTCAAACCCGATTATTAATCTTGATGAGCAATATCAAACATTACAGTAAAACAAAAGCCCACGTTAGCGCGCGGGCTTATATCATGGAGTTCAATCATGAATATAATTTATGTAAATTATAAACAATGTGAAAATAATTACAATACATTTCGCTTTACAAAGTGCGGTCAAATTTGCGAGTATATTTATGCCTTAGCAAAATCTAAGGTCAGCCGTGAGAAGCTGAATTTACTACTGGCGAACGATAGCACGCCTTTTAACCGTGCTTTTTTTGTTCGTAACATTCGCACACCTAACAATAAATTGCGGATTTTGTTTCAACATTTATCAACAATTTATTTCCCAATGGTAGCGCATAATAGGCAACCCTTTGCGGTTGGCTGTTTTCCAGTAGAAGCAGTTTCTCACCCTGTTATGTGCTGCCGCCCGACCGTGAGAAGTCTAGCGGTAGTTTCTAAAAATTTACTACTGGAAACTACGCAAATGTATCAATTCATTTTTGCGGCTATTCGCCGTACCGATCTAACCAATCACATTCAAAAAATCCGTATCA